CCTTTTCGCGGATGCTCCGGCAGTTCCAGCGGAGATCCTCCAGCTGGTAGGCCGTCAGCGGCTCGCGCGTTTTCTCCTGGTATTTGATCTTTTCGATGTTCGCGCAGGGGTTGCGCATGAGGTATTCGTTGTCCACCAGCCAGGCGAAGAAGCCGTTCAGCGTCAGGCGGATGTTATCCATGTAGCGGTCAGAAGCGCCGCGGGCCTGCTTGAAGTTGGCCAGGTAAAGCCGGACGTCGTTCGGCCGGATGTCCTGGAACGGCTTCCGGACGGCGGCGAAAAACTTCTCCAGCTTATAGCGGTACTGCATCAGCGTTTTTTCTGACAGGTTTTCGATGGACTTGCTGGCGAGGTACCACTTCACCACGTCCGGGATGCCGCCGGAGGTGATCACGTCCAGCTGACGGCGCTGGATCTCATAGGACGAGGAGGTCGCGTCGAACGCGGCCAGGACGCTCCGCAGCTGATCCTGCGGAAGGGAGGACTCCAGGCGGGTGATCAGCTCGTTCCGGAAGAGTTCATAGTTGTCAGACATAAAGAAACACACCCTTTCATATTGATTGAGGTGAAAGAGTGTGATAGAATCATCTTTGAAGGATGTGCCGCAACCACATCTTTCACCTATAGCGCGAGGGCAGTGCCACCTGCCGGCGCGCTTTTCTTTTTCCATTGTATCCTCACGTTCCCCTGATGGCAAGGGGAACATAATAATTTTTGGAGGCGGTGCGCATGAGCTGGCTGGGATGGGCGACAATCATCATTCTGTCGATCGACGCAGCGTTAATGATGTTCCTGGGAGTGCTGGAGCTCTGGAACCGTTTCGTCAGGAGGTGCATCCGGAAACATGAAAACCGCTAAACAGGTCGACGAGCTGGTGAAGCAGCTGACCGCCGCCGGGAAGAGCAAGGCGGAGATCGTCTGGCAGACCGCGCTGGCCTGCGTGGGCTGGCCCTACGTGTTCGGCGCGAGAGGCGAATACTGCACAGTGCAGAACCGCCATGCGCGCTATTCTGACAGCCATCCGACAATCCGGACGAAGTGCAAAGGCTACGACTCCGGCAGCTGCTCCGGGTGCTCCTGGTATCCGAACAGTGAGCGGGTACGGATGTACGACTGCAGAGGCTTCACATACTGGTGCCTGCGCCAGGTCGGCATCCCGCTGGAGGGCGCCGGCGCGACCAGCCAGTGGAACAACGCCGACAACTGGTCGAAGAAGGGCGACATCAAGAATCTGCCGAAGGGGACGCTTGTCTGCCTGTTCGTCCGGAAGGACAACAAGATGGAGCACACGGGCTTCGGGCTGGATAACGAGACGGTCGAGTGCAGCTCCGGCGTCCAGCACTTCACGGAGCGCAAGGCGAAGTGGACGCACTGGGCGATCCCGAAGAACCTGTACGACGTGGATCCTGAGCCTGCGCCTGATCCGGGCCCGGACAAGGGCACCGCGATCGTCATCGGGAAGAACCTGGCACTCCGTCAGGGGCCGTCAACGAAGTGCTCGATCATCACCCGCGTGAAGACGGGCACGGTCGTGAACATCGAAAGCGTGCCGGATGACTGGGAGTATGTTGAGCACAACGGGAAATATGGTTTCATGATGAAGAAGTACCTGAAGGAGGATTGATCTGTCATGCCTGAAGTTAAACTCCCGGATGTCGCGTTTACGTTCGACACGGTGATCTACATAATCGCCGTGATCGTCGCAGTCTCCGGGATCCTGGTGGCCATCGTCAAGGGCTGGGAAGCCTGGAAAAAGATATCCGTCCGTGACCGGGTGAAAAAGCTGGAGGGGAGGATGGACAAAGTGGAGGCGCGGCTCAGCCTGGGGGATAAGCGCTTCGAGCTTCAATCCGACGACCTGGGCCATCTGCTGAACAGCCAGCTGGCGCTGATGATCCACCTGAAAAGCGGAAACGACCATGACAAGCTGGACGGGCAGATCGACTCACTGACGCAGTACATCACACAACGGGCAACCAGGGCGGCAGCCTACGCCGCCGAGCACGATAATAATCAAAACGGAGGGAATCAGGAATGAAATGGAACTGGAAGGAATGGCTGAAGGCGGCAGGAGTCCGCGCACTGAGAACATTTGCGCAAACATTCGTCGGATTTATCGCGGTGGGGGCCGCGATAGAGGAAGTCCAGTGGCTCCGTGCGCTGTCTGTGAGTGGTGCGGCCGCTGTTCTCAGCATCCTGACGAGCCTGGCGACCGGACTGCCGGAAGTGCCGGCGGAGGAAACCAAGGAAGAAAACTAATTGAACGATAACAAAAGCCGTTCGCGGAGTGATCCGTGAACGGCTCTTTTTTTGTTGTGTCATATCGCGATCCTGTAGATTGTGATCCGCGGGTTCGGATGTGACACATCTGGCAGACCAGAGTTGTCAGAATCCGAACACTCTTCGGGGAGATCCTGGAGGGGGATGCGCTCGTTCCCGTCCACGTTGTTGATCACGATCCGGAGGTGATCGTCATAGACATAGACGGAATTGATGAACGTTTCGATCACCTTCCGGCGGAAGAGCGGATCGTTCCGGTCGCCTTTTGTGAAGTAGCGGAGGAAGAACAAGACGCGGTCACGGTCGAGCAGCTGCGCCTGAGAGTAGCGGAGGGCCTCGACGGATCCGCGGAGGTCATCGGCGGCGTCCTCCAGTTCCTTCAGCTTCGCGGATGTCGAGGAGTTCCAGATGCCGGCGGCGATCGCGTTGTTAATGTTGTCGATCTGCCGGTTGAGATCCGCCAGCTCCGCCTCCATAGATGCGAGAGGTGAGGTTTTCACCTGCTCCGCCTGGAGGGCCATGACGGCGTCCGCGATGCTTCCGATCTCCGCGTCTGACAGGACATGATCCAGGACGAAGGAGATGACGGCGTCCTCCAGGTAATCCTTCGAGACGGACTTCTTCGTGCAGGCTTTGTCACGCTTCCGGCGGAGGCACGAATAATAGAAATGGCGGGCACCGGTTTTAGAGGTGCCGGAGTCGCCGACCATCGAACCGCCGCAGCAGCCGCAGAAGGCTTTGCCGGTCAAAAGGTAATCGGTGACGCCCTGCTCCACGTGGCGGGTTGTTTTATTTTTCATGCGCTGGGCCTCCTCAAAATATGATCTGCTGACGATCGCCGGCATCCCGCCGGGCGTCCGGACGGATCCCCAGATATAGACGCCGGTGTAGCGCTCGTTTGTAAGGATCTTCATGATTCCCTGGGCGCGGAACGGATTCCCGCGCCAGGTGCGGAGACCGCGGCTGTTAAGATCCTGCGCGATCCGCGCGGCGGAGAAGCCAGAGAGATACATCTGAAAGACGGAGCGCACGATGGCGGCCTCGTCCTCTTTGATCATGTAGCGGCCGTCAGGGCCGGAAGTGTAGCCAATGATGTGCGTCCCGTTATAGAGGCACCGGCGGGCGTTGTCAGACATCCCGCGGAGGACGTTTTCCGAAAGCTGGCGGCTGTACCATTCGGCAGTGGCCTCCAGCATACCCTCCAGGAGGACGCCAGCGGAACCTTCCGGGATCGGCTCCATCGCGTAAAGGACTTTCACGCCGAAGCGGCGAAGGCGGCCCTTGAACAGGGCAGACTCCTCACGGTTCCGGCCGAACCGGTCCACCTTCCAGCAGATTACGGTGTCAAAGGTGCCGGAATCGGCAGCGTTCATCATGGACTGGAAGGCCGTCCGAGCGTCCACATGGCGAAAACCGGATTTCGCGTGATCCGCGTATTCGTGGACGATGGTAAAACCTTCACGTTTTGCGAAGGAGCGGATGTCCGCCAGCTGCTGCTCGATGGAGACGTCACGCTGGCCGGCGGAGGAATAGCGCGCGTAAGCCACAGCCGTGCGCGGGGCGCAGGACGCAGTGGTTTGTTTCCTTGCCAAACGATCACCGCCTTCTGTGTTTCCTGACGATGAAAACGATCAGCACAAGCAGAATGCCGATAAAGCCGCCGACGGCTTCCAGCGTCATGATCGAAAGAGAACGGAGGACCAGAAAGGCCAGAATCAGGAAAAGAAGCAAGACGATCATGGATTATTCCACCTTAAAATCGGTCGTGATGTTAAACTCTTCGCAGAGTTTCATGCGGAAAGAATAGCCGCTCATGGTGATCCACATGTCTGATCCCTCGCGGAACATCATGAAGGAGAAACCGTTACTGAAAGAAACGGTGTAAGATTTGTCATCATTGTATTCGGCATGGCCGCGGGCGAGGCCGGTGGATTCAAAGCTGTCGCCGGACCATTCGCTGCGCTGGTAGTAGACAGTTTCACGATCGTCCATGAAATAGACGTCAATGGACATCATGTCGAAATCAAAACCGGCGTTGTGGTAATCGTTGTAATAGGCGCCGTTGATCACGCATTTGTAAGCGCTCAGCAGGCCGGTGGACGCAAAGCAGCAGGAGGGGACCAGGACGAGCAGAAAGATGAAACAGAGAAAACGCTTCATAAACAAAACACTCCTTTAATAAATTCAGAAAAGAGCTGGAGGCAGATCAGCCGCCGGCATCTTCATCCTCAAAATAATCAGCATACTTCGCAAACATAGCGC